CCCTCAACCTCACACCCCGAAAATGCCTCGGCTACCGATCCCCCCTCGAAGCCTTCCTCGCAGAGCTTGGCAAGGAGATCGACATCCAGTTCAATGGCCCTGTTGCACTTCGCGGATGAATCCACCGGGCTTCTTCTCCCAGCCCTTGTCGGTCCGCCGCTCGGCCGCGTATTCGGCGAATACCTCGGTCGGCGCGCCTTTCGGAATGTGCAGCGCCCGGGCGCCTTCCTGGTCGCGCAGAAGGGACGCGGCGACCTCGTCTTTCAGCCGGTCGGACGCCGCCCAGATCAGCCGGATATCCCTGGCCGCGAACCTCTTGCCCTTGTGCGACGTCTCGGGCGTGGCGACCTCGGCCCGCTTGACCTTGTCGCCGCCCCGGCCGCGGACCAGGTGGAATCGCCGGGGATGCGTCCGCCGCATCCGCCGCCAGAACGCATAAGCGTTGGGCGTGACCCCCGGCGCGCCGCCCGCGTCGATCACGACGCCCAGCACCCGCAGCCGGTGAGAGGCCCCCGCGACCGGATAGGAGAGGTCGGTCAGAGCGTCGAGCGCCTGCCAGTCCTCGCCATAGCGGCCCGGGTCGATGGCCCGGTCCGCCTCGCGCGGAACGCCCGGGGGCGGCGTGTGAATGTCGAAGCGGTCGATCACGACCCGCTCCAGCCCCGGCAACCACGCCTCGACCTGGACGACGAAGCGCCCGGCCTGGACGTCGACCGCCGCGGTCAGGAACCGCGCCGCCGCCGGGACCGTGCGCCAGGCGTGATCGGTCGCAAGATCGCGCAGCCGCGCCTCGGACAGATTGGCCGCATTGCCCCGCGCCCGCGGCGCGAAGGGCAAGCCCAGATCGACATTGACGACCGTCTTCAGGGTCGTCTCGTCGCCGGTCGCCTCGAAGGTCTCGACCGCCTCCAGGTAGCGGGTCACAATCTGCGACCAGGACGCGAAGGCGGCCGCCGGCCCCTGGAGCCAGTAGGACACGGCCGAGGCCCGCCGCACGCGATCCCCGAGCGGGACCAGCGCCCCGTCGGCCGCCTCGTGCAGCCATCGCCCCGTGCGGTTGAGCCCGGCCTTCTCCTCGGGCTCGATCGCCGCGCCGCAGTGAAGGCAGGCGAGGAAAGCGGCCGCGCCACGCTCGGCCGGCGTCCCCTCGGCGGGATACTGCAGCCGCTCGAAAGTCGGCTCGAACTCGCCCCGGCAATGCGCGCAAGTCCAATACCAGCGCGCCCGGGTCCCCTGGTTGTAAAGGCCGAGGATGCCCTCGCAGGGCGGCGCCTCGTGCGGCGTCGCGGGCGACCAGGTCTCGTCGAGGATCGGGAAGCCCGGGGACGCCTCGGCGACCGTCATGCCGCGCGAGCCGGCCGATTGCGTGCGCTTGCGGCCCAGCGCGAAGGCCGAGCCCTCGCCGCCCAGGTCTTGCGGCATCCGGTCGTAATCGGTCAGCAGGACCAGCGGGATCGAGCGGGCCGACAACTGTTGCACGACCGGCCAGCCGATGGTGAGCCGCGCGCCCCCGGTGAACCGCTTGTCGAAGGTGTTGTCGGCGCCCTTGCCCTTCGCGAGCCGCGCGGCCAACTCGGGCGAATGCCGGACCAGCTTGTCGATTGTCTCGATCGAGAACTCGCGCGCCGCCCCTTGCGTCATATGGACGACATGCACCAGGCGCGGCGCGGCGAGGATCGCGTGGACCAGCGGGTTGAGGATCAGCGCCTCGGTTTTCGAGGACCGCGCGGGGCCGACGAAGATGACCGCCTCGACCCGCCGGGACGTGACCGCGTCCATCGGCTCGACCATGTAGGGCGCGACGTCGTTGCGCCACGGCACCCAATGCCCGCCCGCCTCGACCTGGCGGCGCGTTGCGGCCTCCGAGACCGTGATCCGCGCGGGCGGCGACAGCGCCGGCAGGGCGGCGCGGATCGCATCCCGGACCGGCCGGAAGGGCGGCAGGGCCGCGCCCGGCCTATAGGGCGGGGGCGTCGTCTCCAGCATCGCCGATCAACTCCCGCACGCGGCGCCGCGCGCCCTGCATGACGTCGTCGCAGATCGCTTGCGCGGCCTCGATCCCGGCGCCGTCGAGCGCCAATTCGCGCCCGAGCCGGTCGGGCAGCGCGTCGAGCCCGTCGCGGATCGCGGCGAATACGTCCTGGAACGCCTCGGCGACCGCCTCGGCCTCGATCAATTCCAGGCGCCGCCGCGCCGCCTGCATGTAGGCGACCTCGGCCTCCAGTATCTCGCGCTGTTCCCTCGGCGAGAGCCGCGACCGCGCCGCGGCGCCGGGGTCGTCGCCGATCAGCGCGAGGCGCAACTGTTGCGCCGCCCCCTCGGCCTGGCGACGAGCCGACGCCTCGCCCTCGCGTCGCTGCGCGGCCCAGGCGTGACAGACCGACAGGCGGAATTGATAGGACCGCCCGTTCGTCCCCTCCTCCTCGACCGGCAGACCGGCGCGGCGCCAATTGTCGAGGGTCGTTTGCGAGACCGCGAGGGCGTCCGCCAACTGATACTTGTTGACGACCGCATCCGGCACGCCCGCGGGCAGCGGAAACGCCGCGACCAGCCGCTCCTCGCCCGCCGTGAGCGGCCGCAGGACGCCCGGCTCGGCGGTCTCGGGGGCAAGGTCGGTCATGGCAGCAACAACAACCCCAACGCCTTCCCCCACCCGCCCCGCCCCCAACCTTCCCCAACCCCCCGCGGTCGCGAATTCCCCCGCGTGTCTCCTCTGGGGAAGGACCCAAACGCCCCGCTCAGCGGCGGGCGGTTTCGATGGCGCGGCGCAGGGCGCGTTCCCATTGGACGGCGAATCGGGCTCGGGCCGTCTTTTCGGCGTCGGCCCGGAAGCGAAGGCGAGGGCGGTAGACCGCGCGCGCCGCATAGCTGACCAGGAGGCGCAGCCCGCCGCCTTTGATGCGCTGGAAGATGCCGCCCTTGCCTCGGCCGGGCGCACCCGAGAAGGTATCGGGCCGGGCCAGCGCCGCCTTGACGCCGCGCCGCGGGATGTTGCCGTGGCGGTCCTTGCGGATGGCGACCGGCACGACCAGGGCGCGGCCCGTGGGGGTGCGCTCGCCGCCCTCCTCCTGGATCGCCAGATAGGACGCCTGGCGATCCTTGGCGAACACCCGCGCCGCGAGCCGCCGCCTGGTCGAGCGCCAGATCGAGAAGGCCCTGAGCGTGAATCGCGTCGGCCGGTCGAGCCGGCGCGCTAGCCCTCGGGTTGCGTTCTTCGCCACGTCGGCCGCCGTCTCGTTGAGGGCGACCGAGGTTGCGAAAGGGACCTGGTTGCGGGCGAAGTCGGAGAGGCCGCGCTCGACCTCGCGGACGTTGTGGCGAAAGCTGACGTCCATCGGGGAGCGCGGCCTCCTGGCTTGGTTCGGGTCGCCGCGATCATGGCCCCGGTCGAGGGTGGGGAGCCGTCCAGCGCACTTCTGCGACCTGAATGAACGAGAACCGAATCGCGGTGCGCCTTGTCAACGTTTTTTTCCGTTGATGTTTCGGTTCTCCAGCCCGACCTCGACCGCGATGCGCCCCAGCGCATCGTCGAGGGCCGCCAGGATCACGCGCGCGCGGGGCGCCGTCCGGCGCACCCGGAGCCGGTCGAGGAGGCGCGAGACCGAGGCCCCGCCGATCACGACCGAGCACACGACCGCGCGAACCGGCACGACCGCGCCGCGGGCGTCGAGGCGCACGACCCCGGCCCCGATGGCCGAGTCCATGCGGCGCAAGTCCTCGACGATGCGCAGCGCGCCGAACTGGCGCCCCTCGCCCAGGGGAGCGCCGCCGTCGACCCTTTCCCCGCCGCCGGCATTGGCGCCCCCGGCCTCGACCGCCTCGAACGCGGCCGCATAGGCGTCGGCCGCCGCGAGGCGGGAGGGCGCGAGCCCCGCGAGGGCCGAGGACCGGGCGCGGCGATAGACCCGGCGCTTTACCTCGGCCGGCCCGCCATCGGCGACCGTCGCCTCGACCAGGGCGGGCCGGGCGGTCGGCCGCGCGTCGCGGGCGAGGCCGGGCGCCTCGTCCGCATAGCGGCGGGGAGCGAGCGCGGGCGACGGTTTTTTCCGTTTCGCGGACATGTCGGGACCTTTCGTCGAGGGCGGCCGGGGCGGCCGGTGGGAGATTTGGGAGGTTTGGGAGGTTTGGGAGGTTTGGGAGGCGGGAGGCGGGGTCTATTCGGTCATGCTTTCGGTTTCCGTCTTTCTCTTGTGTGTGGTGAAATACCCTCCCAAACCTCCCAAACCTCCCAAGACCATTGAAACCAAACAATTTTCAGGCGTTCCGAGTTGGGAGTTCCGGGAGATTTCGCCAGAGGTTGGGAGGTTCCGCAGGCCCTTCCCCTCCCCGCGAAGGGGAGATTTACCCCGCGCCCGGCCCCCTCGCCCCGTCATGGGGAGCGGGGAAACGCCCGGAAGGGGCGAAAATCTCCCAAGTTGGGAGGCTCCAGAGGCGCGCGGGGAGGGGCGCGGGGCGCGGGGGGCGCGGGTCATCGGACGACCTCGGGACCCCATCCGGCCGCGTTCAAAAGCGAGTCCATTTCCGGCCCGGCGATCCAGTCGAGGCCGAGGAAGGACTCGTATCCGCCGCCCTTCTTGCGCTTGGGGATGCCTTTCTCGGTCATGACCTCGCGCACGGTCGAGGGCTTGAACTGGACCGAGCCGGTCCGCTCGCACCAGGCTTCATAAACCCGGATGAACTCCTGGGTCCGTATCCAGCGCGAGGGCTCGCGGATGCAGCAATCCTTGATGAACTCGCCGACCGGGTCGGCCGACTCGAGCAGCCGGTCCTTTAGCTCCGCCATTACCGCGGGCGGGTCTATCCCCGGGGGCTTGCCCTGGCCACGCTCCAGGCGGGTGCGCCACTCGATGAAGCCGTCCAGAAGCCAATTCAGGATGCCCGGCGCCTCGTCGCGCAATTCCCGCGCGGCTTCGGAACTGGTCCGGCGCTTTTCCGGCGGCAATTCGCGCAAGTTGACCTCGAAGGGAAAGAACACCAGGCGCCGCCGGGTCCCCTCGTCCTCGTCCTTGATTTTCGGGGTCCGGTTGAACGACAGGATCGGGACGCCCGAGGGGCGATAGACGAACTGGGGCAGGCCCAGGGCGCGGGCCGGGCGGAGGTCGCCGCCGGTCAGCGCCTTGACCTTTTTCGCGCTCAATTCGTCACGGGCGGAGGGCTCGGAGGCGATGTAGGCCCGGGCGCCGGGGAGGTCGACCTCCTCGGGCGTCGCCTGGCCGGCGCTGACGTTTTGCGTCACCAGGAACATTTCGATCTTGCAGGGCGCGGCGTATCCGTCCCGCTCGCCGAGGACATATTGCAAAGCCTCGACCAGGGTCGATTTGCCGTTGCCGCCGCCGCCCCGGAACAGCAACGCGCATTGCGAGTCGTTGCGCCCGAACAGCAGCGCCCCGAGCGCCCGTTGCAGGCAGTCGCGGACCGCCGGGTCAGGCAGGATAAGCGCCAGGAAGGCGCGCCAGGCCGGGCAGTCCGCGACCGCGTTGTAGACGACCGGGGACGCCTTGGTCGGCCGGGTGCCGCGGTCATGCGGGGCCAGCCATGCGCGCCGGACGGCGGCGATTTCCTCCGGTTCGGCGGCCTCGGGATATTCCGCCCTGAAGGCGGCGCGAAGGTCGATCCGGCCGTTGGCGACGACAAACGACCAGGGGTCGGCGTCCAGGTCCTCGATCTCGGCGCGGACCCGGTGCTGCGCCGATTTCAACGCCGCCTCGACCTTCGCCACGTTGCCGCATTTGACCGCGTGTTTCTCCAGCGCGAACCGCCGGGCGGAGCGAATGGCGAAGGCCGCGTCCTCGGGGGTGGCGAAGGCGGGGCGCTGTTTTCGCAATTCCGCCTGGAGCCGCCCCCATGCCTCGGTCTCGGAGACCTCCAATTCGGCCGCCGCGGCCGCCTCCTCCAGGACCAGGCCGGAAAGGGTGAAGCCGATCTCGCGCGCGCGCAATTCGCCGGACCGGAAGGAATAGCGGGCGCCATCCCAAACGCCCCAGCCCTTGCCGGTGACGTAGATCATATCAGACCCGTGCCGGGCGAGGATGCGCGCCGCGTTCCCCGCGTCGTTCTGGTTCAGCGCCAGGAGCTCCGCAACCGACAGGTCGAGCGGGTCCCCGCCGGTCCCGGCGCCCTCCAATTCGTCAACGAGTCCCATGCAACTCCTCAGCCGCGACGTCCGCGAAATCGCGGTCCAGGTCCCATCGCCCGGCGGGGACGCGGAGGGCGACCTCCAGCCCGCGGGCGCGCAATTTCCCGGCCGCCGCCGTGTAAAGCCGTTCCGCCCCGGCGGGGTCGCGCGACGACCCCTCGCCCAGGATCAGGACGGTCGAGACGCCCGGCGGCGGCGCCCATTCGAGGCCCGACGGGGTGTCCGCTGCAGCGACGATCGCGCCGCGCGACAGCCCCGCCTCGGCCGACCAGTCAGAACGGCCGGCCGCGACCATCGCCGACCAGGCGGCCAGCGTTGTCTCGATGCCTTCGCCGACGATCATCCGGGGCGAGGTCGGGCAGAACTTGACCGGGTTTCCGAAGATCGCGCCGGTCCGGCCGATCCATTTTTTCGGGACCCTGGTCCCGTCGACCAGGCGCGCGCGCCCCTGCGGCGCGATCCAGGTCCGGTGAACCCCGACCAGTTGCCCCCGGCCGATCGCCGCGACCATCGCCGGGCCGCGAAAGGCCGGATCTTCGCGCTTGCGGTCCTGGCCGGGCGCCCAATAGTTCAATTCCGGGTGCAGCCGCAGCGAGGCCGGGACCCCGCCCAGGGCGGAGACCCGGACGCCGCGGGCGTGCAGATAGTCGCGGAGAAGGGCGACGGGGCCGCGCGCCTGGCGCCAGATCATCCGCGCGCCCTGGAGCCGCGCCTCGGCGTCGCGGGCCGCATGGCGCGCCGCCTTCGCCTGGGCGGCGGCGTGGCGGGCGGCCCGCTCGGCCATTTTCGCCGGGTCCTCGGCCGGGTCGAGCCCGGCATCGTCCGCCAGCCGCTTCAACGCGGCCGCGGCGTCGAGCCCGTCCAGTTGCATGACGAAATCGACGACCGAGCCCTTGGCGTCGCAGCCAAAGCATTTGAACCAGCCGCCGCGCCCGGAAGGCTCGACGATATGAAACGACGCGGTCGCCTCGCCATGAAACGGACAGGGCGCCCAATAGTCGCCCCGCTTGATGTTGCTCTTGGTCATATCCCAGGCGATGCCCCGCCGCTCCGCCAGGTCGCGGAGCGAGGTCTCGCCCTTGACTCGCGCCGACAGTGTCACGAAAGCCCCAGGCGGCGGGCGACGGTCAGGAAATCGGAGGCGGTGAAATTCGGCGCGTAACCGGCCGAGACGCGGCGGAACAGGGGCGCGGGCAGACCAGGCCAGGACGGGGAGCCGGGACAGAGGTCGCGCTTTTCGGTCGCCAGCGCCGCGTTATCAATCGCCTTGATCTCGGCCGGGATTGCGGCGGCGGCGCAAAAGATCGCTTGAACCGCGAATTTTGCCGCCGCCGCGATCCGTTGTTCCCCTCGGAGCGCGGCCAGGCCCGGATCGTCCGGCCGCAGGGCCGCGGCCGCCTCGACGTCGAGGCGGAGGTCGGCGGGCTGGATTCGCCGGGTCATCGCCAGGCCCCCGGAACGCCGCAGGGGTCGAGCGTCGCCCGCCACGGCTCGATCTCGACATCTACCCTTACCTGCCGAGGGCAAGGGTCGAGACCACGAAGCCGGCCAGCTACATGAGCCTGATGTCCGGGGCGGCGGCATGACCGATACCC